GCATCGTGGCTGACATTATTATTTATTATTTGACAATATAAAATATTTTATATAAAGTTAAGTTAGTTTAAGGAGATATTACCATTCGTATACTTACAGTTGATAACACCGTATTTGAAATGAATAACCTACCAGAACAAGTTGATGACTTGCGTTTCTGTGTGCTAGATAACTCTAATCCACCAGAAGCAGATTATTATTTCTTGCCGTTGGTATTTTTAGAAAGTTTTAATGATCCAGCACTTGTATTAAAGATTGGCGAACATAAAATCATGATGCCATATAATTGGCGTATTCTTATTGGCGAAGCAGAGATTGGTGATTTAGAAGCCTTACCACTTACAAAACTTAATGACCGTGGATTCCAAGCATTTACGTTCAATCCATTAAGTTCATTTCGTGCAGCCTTTATGCCAATTGAAATTGAAGATGTCTATCAGGATGTGCGCTGGTATTTTCCTAAACTAAAAAATGGTCAACTATTGTGCATTCCGCTGAGCGATGGACCAAAGCCAGTTTGTGCCTATTTTGTTAAAGAAATTAGCCGTGCAAGTGAAACTATTGACATCCAAAATATCGTTTGACCTATTAAAAATTCTATGATAGTATAACATTATGGGAAACGTAAAGACACAAGGCAGCGGCATTCGTTCATATGAATATGATAGAAATTATATGAAAGAACACGAAGAATGGTTGGCGATTCTTCGTGCTACTGAACACAATCCTACACTTAAAGAACTTGCCGACCAATTGCGAATAATGTATCATGTGAGCAAACAAGAGGAAAATGAAACTTCTACTTGGGGAGAAAATAACTTTTGAACAAACTTGACATTGGTTATGAAATGGCACAGTTAGATACCAAGAACCGTGCTTTCTATGATGAGTTAACAGATGAAGAACGTAAGAAGTTCTCCACATATCTTATGTTGCGTTGGGGCAGCGTAGTAAACGGTATTCCAGAATTGCAGCAATATTATCTGCAAGCAATGAACGAGCGTGTGAACAAGCGTTTCTTTGATATTAACAAGCATCCTAAACTACAATGGCTTCTTCTGACCACTGTCTCCCCTAACATGGGCAAGCATCGTCATGAGTGGATGGCATATAGCAGTAAGACTACTAAGAACAAACGAGCACAGAAATTATTAGAATTATATCCGCATATTAAAACAGATGAAGCAGAACTTCTCTCTAATCAAATCAGTGATACTGATTATAAATCAATGTTAGTTGAACTTGGGTATAGCGATAAAGAAATTAAAGAAGCAATGAAATGACGATTAAAAATTCATCAACAAATGATTATAGAATAGCATATCTACAAACAAATGACACCTTCGGTGGTCAACAATTGATGTTGAACTTTACACCTGAAATAATTGAATTGGTTACATGGTGGCAAGAATGGGGTCCAGTGTTCAAAAGCAAAGATGCAACCGTTATGGATTCACTTCAACATGCACGAATACTACATGAGATGACAAAATAACAATGGACTTGTTAACTGTTGTTTATCGTGATGAATTACATTTGCTTGAACATCAAGCATATAGTATGTCTTATTACTTTTATCATGAAATACAAAACATATATGTCATACTAAATGATGACACGCTAACTCATGACGATATTGACGTAAGGTGGTATGGCGATCTTGGTTATAAAGTTCGCATATTTCATCGTAGCGAGTTTGGTTATTATCCATCGCCTCATTTGACAGGTTGGTATACTCAGCAAGTATGCAAGATACTTGGCAGTGCACATGCAGAAAGTAAATGGTGCATGATACTTGATGCCAAGACATGGTTTATTCGTCCATTTCAACTTGAAGAAATTTTTGACCAGTATAACCGTGCAAGATTTGCAATTTGGGATATTCCACATACTCATTGGAATCGTGGAATTGAATATCTTAAAACACATTATAACATATCACGCATTGATTGGTTAAGTCCTGCTGGTGTACCATTTCTTGCAGATGTTCAAACAATGAAAGAAATGGTTTATGAAGAACCTGATTTTATAAACTGGTTTGAAAGTAATTGTGAATTTAATATTAATGGAATTACTGAGTTTCTATGTTATAGTGCATGGGTAACTAAACAAGGAAACTTTGATGATTTGTATACTGGTGAACAAATAATTGATGTTGCTAACCTAGCAGACTATGATGTGCCAAACTTCAATATCTGGTGGAAAAGAGTTCACCAACCAAACACACTTACTGCAAGTGTGCATCCTCGTGCTTATAAACTTCTTGATGCTGACCAACGCAACGCATGGGATGAATTTGTAAAGGAACGCATATGAAAGCGGTATGTATGGTTGCTCATCCAGATGATTGCGCAATCTTTGCCTACCAATTCATAATGGAACACAGTGATTGGGATTGGACGATATGTTATCTTACCTATCAACGAACCGATCCTCGTGGAGCAGAGATTTCTCAATTCTGGGAACGCCGTGGTATTCGCACAAAATTTTGTGGTATGCCCGATAATTGGGAAAGTGTTGAAAAGGGTAAAACAGGATTTAATAATGGTGATGCAGAACAGTGGATACGTGCTTTATGCGATGGCGCAGATATTATACTAACACATAATGAGAAAGGTGAGTATGGTCATCCTCACCATATGTTTATCCACAAAGTAACCAATTTTATTGCCACACCAAAAGTATATTTTGGAAGTTATCCAGACTATTATAATCACTTAATTGGCACACCAACACCGCCATATGACCCAAGTGAACTTCCACTGCATGAAGAAGTTATTCGTGGATTTGATTTGCGTATGTGGAAATATTTTATTACCCCTGCCGCACAAAAACTGTTATAATTACAAGATGGACGAATTGCGTAAAATAGCTATTGAAGCAAGAAAAGAGTTTAAACCTGGTGAACACATATGCAAATATTGTGGGCAAGGATTTGTGCGTGAAAGCACATTAGCTGTTCATCAATGCGAACCTAAGCGCCGTGACTTGCAGCGTGGCGAGAAGGGCGTCATCATTGGCTTCCAAACATGGCTACGGTTCTATGAACTTACACAAGGCAGTGCCAAGTTAAAATCATATGATGATTTTTGCAATAACAACTTTTATAATGCATTTGTAAAGTTTGGGCGACACTGTGTTGCAATCAGTGCAATCAATGTTAAACAATTTATGGATTATGTATTAAAGAACCAAATCAAAATTGATAACTGGTGCAAAGACAAGGTATATGAAGAATATCTTTATACACTGCTGCGCCAAGAAAGCAGCACTGATGCGCTAGAACGATCTATTATTACTATGCAAGAATGGGCAGAAGACACTGGCAATGAATTTAATGATTACTTTAATAAAGTAAGTGCCAATCGTTTTGTTCAGCATATTCTTAATGGTCGCATTAGTTGTTGGGCAATTTATTGCTGCGATAATGGCATTGATAAGTTTGATTCACTATCTGAGGAACAACTTAACTTACTTTCTCGTTGGATTGATCCGCAGTTCTGGACAAAGAAGCTAAAAGATTATGCTGCTGATACTGAAATGACTCGTCATATCCTAGCACAAGCAGGTTTATAATGTCACAGCGATTTGTGGTGGCAACGCCATCTTTAAAACAGGTTCGTGATTTAACTTATGATATTGATTCTATGAGCGCCATAGACTTGATGAAGAATAGTAGTATTCTTGTTATTGCTGATCCAACATATTATATTATTAATGAACTTGAAATTGCCAACTGGTGCAATTCTTCCTTGACAGCATGGTCACAAAAAGGTATGATATTAGCATTTATGAATGATGAAGAACGTAACTTATTCTTAATGAGGTGGGCATGATTAAAGAGTTTGACTTTGAAGATGATTATATGAACGAAGAAGACAAAAACTTCAAAAAGATGGAAGAATGTATTGCAAACGGATGGTTTGTTGTTAATGTTGATTGGGGACTTTCATATTTTTGGGATGAGAATATTGAAAGTTGGATTTTCAAAAATACTCAAGGAGAATGGCATTGGCATGGCGACGATTATTCAAGCACTTTGGCATTTGAGAATGCCAAATCTGCGGCGTTGTTTGCGTTAAGGTGGATATAAATGGATATTGACATAGATTTAAGTGATAGAAACAATATCTTAAAGATTATCAAGCATATTCCTGCGTCTATTAATCGTGATGGTGTTATTGTCAAGCATAACAGCGGTGTTTATGTTAATCCTATTCCATTTAATCCAATTACAGGGTTAGCTAACATAGATTATGATGCTGCCGAAGAATTAGGATATATGAAACTAGATTTACTGAATAATTCAGTATATAATCTTGTGCGAGATAATGCGCATTTAGATGCGTTGGTTGCAAAAGAACCGCAGTGGGAAAAATTAAAGGATAAAGAGTTCTGTGCCAGAGTCGTTCACATTGGGAATCATCATGATATCATATTGCAACATTATCCAGACACACTTGATAAGCTTGCAATGGTATTGGCTCTTATACGGCCAGCGAAGAGATATTTGATTGGTAAACGATGGAAAGAAATTGCTGCTGAGATTTGGGACAAGCCAAGTGAAGGCTATTACTTTAAGAAATCCCACTCATATAGTTACGCACTGTTAGTGATGGTTCATATGAATTTGTTATGCGAGGCGTTTGACTAATTGAACAACACGGCGCTTGGTTCTGCGTTCTGCTAGTTTAGCTATTGAAACGATATGACCGTGTTGTTCACGAATATCTTTTGTTGTTAAGGTTACTGTACTGTAACGAAACTTATCCCAGTTATTTTTTAAGAATATATTAATAGGAATTAGTCTATTCGATTCCCACCACCATATTTCTGCTGCTTCTAGGAACCCTCGCTTGTCTTCTTCGGTTCGTAGCTTATTAAAAGCATACATTGAAACAATATCAATATCATGATTTTGTATGATGCCGATATAGTCAGCGGTAGGATATTTTATATAAGTTAGGAACGGATATTGTTCAAGCATTTGTTCAAGTGAAATCATAATAAATATTCAAAAGGGTCCATTAAGTTGCAGCAAATTTACGGTTATTTATATCCACAAATTATAAACGTTGTTAAGAACAGTGACCTAACGCTTGATAGGGAGAATCAGTTGTTTTACGCGAAGCCACTTCAAATTTATAAAGGTGTAGATAACAGATTCAAGTTCGTTATCAAAGACAGCGACCAAAAACCTGTGAGCCTTTTGCAAAGCACAGTTTTATTTAACCTTTTCAGTATCACCAATCAACAATTAGTGTTAACTCGCAATCTTAACCTAGTTTATACCGCAGATGGCGTTGCAACTTGCCTTATTGAAGGCAGTGTGCTAGATGATATTGATCCTGGCAATTATAATTATAGCATTGTTGTTACCAATGGCGAAGGTCAACAAGAGATTGTATTCTCCGATGACAACTATAATGCACAAGGACAAGCGAGAATATTGGATGCAGTTTATCCAAAATTTACTCCAAGCTATTCAGCAAATGCGTTTGTTTACACGAATAATAGTGATACCCAATATAAGAATGTCGCATACACAAGTAGCTTTCTAACATCTAACTATGTTCGTGGCGTGGCAGTATACCAAACTGTGCAGTATCAAGCTAATGCTTTTACTGGCAATGTTGAATTACAGGCAAGTTTGGATGGCGCTGTTACCATTGATTCTAACGCATATTCAACTGTATCATACCAAACACTTACTAATTATACTGGCAATACCTACTTTAATTTCCAAGGCAAATATCGTGCCATTCGGTTTAAAATTACGCAGACCAATGGTGCAATGAATTATATCTATTATCGCCCTTGACAGATTGTTATAAATCTGTTATATTAGTTTAATGGAAATTACTGACCAAATCATGCAGCATCTGCCATGGAAGCGCAAATCCACGCCTAGCGGCTGGATAAGCTTCAATGCTGTCTGCTGCCATCATAATGGTCATACAGCGGATACTCGTGGTCGTGGCGGCGTTATGCCATCGCCAGACGGCGGTATAACTGCTCATTGCTTTAATTGCCATTACACTGCTTCTTGGCAGCCAGGTCGTCGTCTTTCTTATAAGATGCGGCGTTGGATGGCGTGGCTTGGCATGGGCGAAGATGAAATTGGTCGTCTTGCTCTATTTGCAATCAGTCAAGAAAGCTATGAACCAACGGTTATTGAACCCCGTGAGTTGCCAACTTATGAGCCTCGTGACCCATGTCCTGGTCGTCCTATCACAAGTTGGTTAAACGATGGTTATATCAATGAAGAGGATTATAATTCTCTTGAAGCGGCTATCAATTATCTTGACGCTCGTGGTTTCAGTGATAAGTTGCATGAGTTCTATTGGACAGATGATGCAGCATTGCGTAACCGTGTGCTTGTTCCATTTACGTGGAAAAATAAACCTATGGGTTTTAGTGGGCGTTTATTTGAAGATGGTAAAAAGAAAATTAAATACTTTTCTAATTACCCAAGCAATATGATATGGGGTTATGATCGACAGCATAAGGATGCACAGTTTTGTATTGTAGTAGAAGGTTTGTTAGATGCAGTTGCTATCGGTGCGCTTGCAATCTGTTCGAATGAAATTAATGATGGTCAGGCACAGGTCATTGAAACACTTGACCGTGATATCATTGTTGTCCCCGACCGTGATAAGGCTGGTGGAGCAATGGTTGATGCTGCGTTAAAATATGGATGGGGTGTATCATTTCCTGATTGGGAAAGTGGTATTAAAGATGTTGCCGATGCTGTTGCTAAGTATGGTCAACTGTTTACTATGCGTAGCATTCTTGACAATGCGCATACTAATACATTAAAGATTCAATTGCATTCTAAAAGGTGGTTTCAATGAGAATATGTGTTTTTTCACATCAGCGCAGTGGCAGTTCAGTTTTGTGCAATCTGCTAGCAGAAAAGCATAATATTGAAAATCTTGGCGAGTGGTTTGATCATAAGACATTTGATGAAGCATTATATGAGAAATTATATGCAGATGATTATGTTGTAAAAATAATGGCATCAGATTTTTTAAAAGAAGTTAAATCTGATAAAATTCCATGGCATTTATTTGATCAGATTATTGTAACAGAAAGAGAAGATAAGACGATTGCGATGGCAAGTACATATATTGTTGAAAATGAATTTAACAATATCAATGTTCCATATAATTTTGAATTACCAAATGAGTTTTTTATTACTTGGTGCAAGATTTTACGAGAATTTTTCTATTGGAAAAGATATATCTTGAAAAATTTTGAAAATGCAACTCATTATTATCTAACCGATATTTTTAAATTATTGGTAGAAAATAATTATTCAAGATTGCGAGAAATTAAGAAAGATTATTATATTCGTTGTGTTAATTTAAAATTTTTTGAACCAAAGATTAATAGATTATGCAAGTCTCTAACTAGTTATTGATTAAATTACAGGAAATGTGTAGTATAATATATGTCCAAAAATTATGACTCGGCAATACAAAAGTTATTCATCGAAATGATGCTCAGTGATCCGCAAAGCTATGTGCGGGTACAGAATATCTTTAATCCAAATAACTTTGATCGTAGTTTGAAGAGTGCAGCAGATTTTATCAAAGAACACTGTGAGAAGCATACTGTCATGCCGCTGCATGAGCAGATTAATGCTGCTACCAACAATATCTTTCAGCCAATAACTGGCATGACCGAAGAACATATTGGTTGGTTCTTGAGTGAGTTTGAAGGATTTACCAAACAAAAAGAACTTGAACGAGCAATCCTCAAAGCTGCTGATATGTTAGAAAAAGGTGACTTTGATCCTGTTGAAAAGATTATTAAAGATGCAGTGCAAATCAGCTTGACCAAAGACCTTGGCACAGATTACTTTCTTGATCCTATTGCTCGCCTTACCAAGATTAAAGATAATAACGGACAAACTAGCACAGGTTGGAATACACTTGATCAAAAACTGTATGGCGGATTTAATCGTGGTGAATTGAATATCTTTGCTGGTGGTTCGGGTTCGGGCAAATCACTGTTTATGCAGAATATTGCATGTAACTGGGTATTGATGGGTCTTAACGGTGTTTATATCACGCTTGAGTTGAGTGAAGAATTGACTGCAATGCGTATTGATGGCATGCTAACTAATACGCCATCTAAGGACATCTTTAAGAATATTGAAGATATTGAAGTTAAAGTTAAGATGCTTGGTAAAAAGAGCGGCAAATTGCAAATCAAGTATATGCCAGCACAGAGTAATATCAATGATGTTCGTGCATATATCAAAGAATTGCAAATTCGTAGTGGTCGTCGTGTTGACTTTGTTATGATCGATTACCTTGACCTACTCATGCCAGTTAGTGCCAAGGTTAGCCCAAGTGATTTGTTTGTTAAGGACAAGTATGTTAGTGAAGAAATTCGTAACTTTGCAAAGGAAATGGATATTCTTCTTGTCACTGCATCACAGTTAAACCGTGCTAGTGTTGAAGAAGTAGAGTTTGACCATAGTCATATTTCTGGTGGTATTTCTAAGATTAACACCGCAGATAACTTGTTTGGTATCTTTACATCTCGTAGTATGCGTGAACATGGCAAATATCAGTTACAGTTAATGAAAACTCGTTCATCCAGTGGTGTTGGTCAAAAGGTTGAACTTGAATTTGATATTGATAGCTTGCGTATTCGTGATATGCCAGATGATAGCAACGATCAACAGTTTAAGAAGACTGGAAGTAATATATTTGCCAGTATTAAGAATGGCAGCAACACTAAACCAGTCACTGATATGGCACCAGATGAACCTGTTGGCAAAGTTGCCGCAGATGTAAACAGCAGTGCGCTGCGTCAGATGTTAAGTAATCTTAAACAGAAGCCGTAACAATGCAATCATTTTGTCACCAACCATGGACTGGTCTTGATATAGATAATAACGGAACTATTAGACCTTGCTGCAAGTTTAATGTAAAAACTGCGGATGGATGGGAAGGTTATAATATCAATGAAATTTCCATTGATGATTATAAAAAGAGCAACGGATTAACCAAATTAAAAGAATCTTTTTTATCTGGTGATAAACCAATAGCATGTGACCGTTGTTGGAAAGATGAAGCAGCAAACTATCCAAGTAAACGTCAAATGGATTATGACCGTTGGAAAGAAGAATTTGATGAATTTGAGTTAACCGCATCAAATACACTGCTATTGACGTTGCCACTTGGAAACATATGCAATTTAAAATGTAGAATTTGTAGTCCTAATTCAAGCAGTAGTTGGAAGAAAGAATTTCAAGATATCTATAATATAAAATATAAGATAGCAAATTGGGCAAATGATGCCTCAGTATGGCAATCATTATTGAATATGACAGATGACATATTAGAACTGCATTTACATGGTGGTGAACCATTCTTATATGATAATGAGAAGCATTTAGAAATACTAGAAAAAATTTCTAGTTCGCCCAATGCTAAAAAAATTAGATTACATTATAATACAAACGGCACTGTGTTTCCAGATCAGAAATATTGGGATATATTTGACAAACTAGGATGGATTGATATTCAACCTAGTATAGATGATATTGGCGCACGATTTGAATACAACAGAAAAAATGCTAACTGGGATGATGTTAAAGAAAACTTAATAAAGTATAGAGATTATATTAATCTTAGACTTAACATGCAGTTAAGCATTAGCACCACCGTTAGTGTGTTTACAATTTATTATCTTGACGAAATGTTTACATACTTTCTGGATAACGAACTACCAAAGCCATGGTTGGGTAAACTATCCAAGCCAGAATATTATAGATGTTCTATATTTCCAACTCAGTATAAAGAAATCATCAAGAATAAATTATTAACTAGCAAACATGAAGATTTGCAAAATATTAGCCAATGGTTAGATGCAGATGACACTGCATTGTTAGAGAAATTTAGAGAAAATATTAAATTACACGACAATTATAGAAAAGAATCATTTGAACAAATATTTCCTGAAATTTATTCATGGTTGTTCTAACCAGTTTACAAATTCAATAGGATAAACATCTTTAAATTTGTATTTTGTAAATCCTTCATACTTTTTGATAAAGTTTTTAAGGTCGTTTTTGTATATTAGTTTATTATTTTGGTTTACTGAATCATCTTCTGAAATTAAATATTGAAATGTTTTATCGATATAAATTTTTTCTTTGTTGGTAAACTTCTGAATATTAGCATCATACCATATAGATATTTTTTCATAAAGCATTGATCTTAGCGCATAAGGTAACACTAATATGCTTTGAAACTCAGGAAATCTAACAAGAGTACTGTAAAAATCTGTAACTTTATCGCCATATTGTTGTTTTAATTCTAAGTGCAAGTCAAATTTATCTGTGATATTCCAGATATTAAACACATTTACAGTGCTTTGTAAATTTAAGAAACAATTATCTGGACTATTTGCACACCAATAATGAATGTTTTTACAAAACAAATTATAATCTAGGCCACCACGAGTAAATTCAGCAATCTTTCCAACTGAATCAATGCTAGCTGCTATTCTTATTTTTTTAATTTTGGGTGAATACTCAATAAGTTTTTCTATATATTTTGTATCTACTGAAAGATTGCTGTTTAATGCTATACTAAGATTATTATCATTTGGTTCAAGTTGATCCATTGTACGCCAAAAGTTAGGACTAATCAATGGTTCACCGCCACTTATTTTAAGTGTTTGTACTTTACTTTTAATCTGTGGCCACCATATATTCCAAGCATCTAGATATTCTTGCTTTATACTATTAGGTTTTATATGAACTTTATTGTACAAATCACGAGTATCTGAATTTAAATTCCATGCGCCAGTTTTTTCCAAGATGCCAGCCCATTTAGAACTTTGTCCACTGTCGCAATAGCTGCAATTTAAGTTACATAAATTGTCAAATACTATTTCAATAAATTTTGGAACATGATCTGGATTAACTTCCAGTGTTGCAATGCTATCTTCCCATGTTTCTGATTTAATAAATCTATCACTTGTAATATTTTTTTGTTCAAGATGCCAACACATATGACATTCTGCTGGCGTTTCGTTATCAAGCATTTGCTGCTGCACAGATAATTTATGAGAGGTATTATGTAATGCAGCAGGATTATTAATAACTTCTTCTATTGGTATTGCATGAGGTATAGGATGGTGGCAACTATTAGTATTACCATGATTGAGATAAAGGTATAATTCTTCCCATTTGGCAGGACAGAAAAATTCCCCACGCTTTCTTAATTTGTTTTCAATATTATTCATTGTGATACATTCTATTTAAATACCATATGATTCAGTTAGAAAAAATACAACATCTTCATATAGAATTTAGTAGCTTATGCAATGCTCGTTGTCCACTATGTCCTAGAAATTTATACGGTTATCCTTATAATCGTGGATATGAAGAAACAAGTTTATCATTAGAATTAATGCAAAAATCATTTAGTCCAGATTTTATAAAACAATTGGGCAACATATTGGTTAATGGAAACTTTGGAGATTTTACTGCTAATTTAGAATCATTGCCTATTCTCAAATATTTTGCATCATGCAACCCTAATTTAAAAATACAAATAAGCACCAATGGCAGTGCAAGAAATCGTGAATTTTGGGCAGAACTTGGTGAGATACCAAACACGACTGTTGAATTTTGCTTAGATGGGCTAGAAGATACTCATCATTTATATCGACAAGATACAGATTTTAATAAAATAATTGAGAACGCAAAAACCTATATGGCTGCTGGCGGTCGTACTATGTGGAAAATGATTAAATTTGATCACAACCAACATCAAATCTTCGAAGCAGAACAACGCAGTAAAGAATATGGTTTCCATGAGTTCAATTTAGTCGATCATGGACGAAACAGTGGGCCAGTATTTGACCGCAAGGGCAATCTAGTTCATGTTATGGGTGATTGGAAAGCACACACTGAGATAAATGAAATTATTGAATTTCATGGAGATTCTACAAAAAAATATGGTTATCCTCCTTATGATCCAAATAGAAAATTAAGTTGTTTTACAAAAAAAAATAATTCAATTTATATTGCTGCTGACGGTCGTGTATATCCATGTTGTTTTATGGGGTTTAGTCCTCTTACTTATGATAAAGGGTTTCACGGATTTGTTAATTCCCAAATTAAACCATTAATACAAAATAACAATTTGCATGAAACAACTCTTGAAGAAGCCATACGTTGGTTCAGTAAAGTAGAATCAAGTTGGACTAAAACAAGTGTCAAAGATGGTCGTTTAATACAGTGTGATATTGCCTGTGGTAAATTAGAAACTGCATAAATTGCCCTAAATAATTTTGGAGTATTAAATTTTGCGCAAACAAACCCGTTCTATTCTTGACGAACTAAGTTCCATGAATGTTAGTCAAAATAATGGTTTGGTTTTAGAAAGCCGTGCCAATCATATCATCAATAGTGCTATCAATTTAATTAATCAACTTCGTGAAACATATGATACCCCAGAAGCCGATGAACTTGAACGTCGATTGTTAAACAGCATCCGCACCCAAGAACCCCAAAAATTCGTTCGTGGCTTGCGTAAAATTAATGAAAGCAAATAATATCATTAATCTACCATTTCTCTTTTAAAATATAAATACCATTAGCGTAGTAATAACGCATATTTTTGGAGAAATAAAATGGCAGATTTTTATCGTGTAAATGGTTCAGTCGGTGCAGTCGGTGACGGCAAGGGCTTTATCACAACCGCTGCTGGTGCAAGCTTTATTGGTAAGTTCCCAGTTGCTCTTGCTATCGTTGTTCAAGACGGTAGCTTAACTAAGGCTAACCTACAAGCAGAACTTGGTGTTAACTATGCAGTTGAAGGCATTCTAAAAGCAATCGCTGCAAACACTACAATTCTTGCTTACCAAATCGAAGCAAACACTAACGGCAACCTTTCAGTTCTACTTGAAGGCGCAGAAGGTCTTGCATCAACTGATGCAGGTATTGCTTCTACTGTTCAGAGCATGATCCGTAACGGCGGTAACGGCGGTGGTTACTATGGTAACAACAATGTTAACGCAAGCGGAACAAGCGTTCTTAACAACGGTTTCCGTATCACTTACGCTGGTTCATAAGATCAGTAATAGGATACAACCTATTAGAGGGTGGGATTTTTCCCACCCTTTTTTATTGTCTATATACTAGTATGATTAGATGTTTTAGTTTGATAGATTTAGGTAACGAAACCAATATAAACAAGAATTGGATAAGCTTGTTGCAATCAATAAGTTTATATTCTGATTTTGAAATTTTATGTTATCCTAAAAAAGTATGCCGTGATATAAATGGTTTAGATTTTGGCAAATCATACAGTGGTTTCCATAATATATGGATATTTGACTTTGAGGATAAAAAGACAAAAGATACAACTGAGTTAGAACAGATTATTAATTATCTGCCTATTATATCTGGGTTTAATGAAACTATTGAGTTGCCATTGAAATGCGCATTGACTCAAACCGATAATAAAAATATATGCTTTTTATTATCATAATTGAATAATAAATATTTGTTGCTACGGAGTAAATATTGTCATGGCAAACAAAACATATGACATCGAAAGAACTAGTCTAGAAGCCCATGTTGACATTTGCGCCGAGCGTTATGACAAAATGGAATCTAAAATGGAAACTATGGAACTAAGACTAGAAAAAGTCGAAACCATAGTCAGCGATATTAAAAGATTATTAATCGAAAAAGAGACTTTGGCTTATAAAAAACTCGTTGGCTTAGGAATTGGCATTATTGGCTCACTACTAACAGCCCTATTGGGCTTAATATTATATGTTGCAAAAGCACATAGTTAATTGACAATGTTTCCGCTGTCATGTATATTAAGAAGATGAACAGCGAAAAACAAAACTTCAACAAAATCACACAATTTATCACTGATTCTTACAACACATTGCCTACTAAGGGCGTTGTGGTTGTAAAGTCAGTGCGGAATGGGTTTATGGTTAATAATATCTTGGTCAAGCCAGCAGATAACGCATGGAGTGTTCAACGAGATAAAACCGAGATCGGAAATTTTAAGCAACAGCGAATTGCCATTTTATTTGCTGCATTGATTAGTAAAAAACGCTATCAAGATAGTAATCAGATGCATGGCATTGATCGTCAACTTGATGTATTTTTAGAAGATAAAAATAACTTTACAATTAGACTTAAAAAATCAGATAATCCAGTTTTATATAGTAGACTTAGTAGAACAGAGAATGACCTTAGTTTATTGGATCAACAATTAAGAGAATTAGAAAAAAGTCTCTCTTTGCAATAAATAACTTAAACAAGGACATCATGATGTTTGTAAAAGAATTTAATAATCTATCTGCCAGTGAACTTAACCAACAGTTGGCAAAAGTATATAAGTGGCAGCTTAATCTAAATGGTCTCACAGAAGGCAGTGCTAGTCAAATGTTAGCAACTATGCACAATAAACTTTCTAATATTCGCAAGAGTTCACAAGTTCATCATGCTGAGCGTAATCCACAGTACATGGAAGCGGTTATGGTCACCAAAGTCCTAGAAACATGGAAAAATGAAATGGCACATGGACGTAAAATTATTGCAGAAAAAATGCAAGCAATCACTGATTACTGCACACAGAATCTTAGTGAGCGTGAATTATCACCTACTGAACTTAAAAAGCGTGAGCATTATGCAAAGGCTCTTAAAGGCAAGAAAGGTGACTTTGAAAAGCGTTATGGCAAGCGTGGACAAGAAGTTATGTACGCTACTGCCACAAAGATGGCAAAGAACGAAAGCATCAATCTTCCACCAGCATTGACAGAAGGTGAAATTGAACAGGCTCGTGTTACTATGGCCGCTCGTGACCTTGCTGATACAGTTCAGGATATCGTAGAAAAGATCAGCGATATGCAGAATGAACAGCTTCCAGCACTTGTTAGTGCTATGAAGGATGAGATTGGCATGGATCAGGCAAATTCATTTAATGATTCAACCAGACAAGTTCTTCAAGGTCTTCTTGATGCAGCAAACAGTGCTCGTGATACTCTTGACAATGCAAGTCGTGGAGTTTATAGTCAGCAAGGCATGGGCGAACCATCCGCTGATATGGGTGCAACACCTGATATGAACGCACCAGTTGGCGGTGAGGCACCAATGCCTCCTCGTGCCGAAGAACCAGATTTAGCTACTGCTGACAGTGCTGTCGGTGGACCTGCTGAATTAGGTCGTGGTAAACGAGCATAATATGAAACTCTTAGAAGTTGCGCCAGATTTTGTTCGTAGTCAGGTTGGAACCTTGATGACAATTTTGCAGTATCTGCAAAGTAAGACAAAAGATGACACAAAAATTCCAATGAACAATGTTACCAATCTTATGAATAACGCTGGTTATCCATTTGATTGGCGAGCATTAGATGGTCTTAAAAAAGAATATCCTGCACTAGATGAACTCATTGGTGATTATGATGAAAATTCATTGACCATTGGCAAGAGTAACGAGCCAGAAGAAGAAGACCCTGGTATGGGCATGGAAGAACCAGCCGCAGGTGAAGAACAGCCTGATATGAACGCACCAGTCGGCGGTGAACCAGGTATGGGTATGGGCGGCGAACCAGCAGCAGAACCAGAAGTTGATGTTGCGGGTGGTGCTAATCCAGAAAAGGCCACAGTTGATAAAATGGCTGCACGAGCAGCGCGTTTTTAATCTAAATACCTTATGCGCATTGGTGATCTTGAACAACTAACAAAATTTCATGATAAACTAAACCCACAGTTGTGGGAAAATAATCGTTTAAAACCAGAAGTTCGTCTTGCGCTATTCAAGATTGCCAGAGAATTTCTTAAATTTATTAATGTAGATGATATTAAACTAACTGATATTACAGTTAGTGGCAGCAATGCTTCATTTAATTATACTCCTGTCAGTGACATTGACTTGCATTTGATTGCAGATGTCAATGGGCCATGTGAAGTAGATATTAGAGAAATGTTTCTTGCTAAGAAAAGTGCATTTAATGATCAGCATGATATTACCATATTCGGTCATGCAGTTGAAGTATATGTGCAGAACAGCGATGAAAAGCATATCTCTAATGGCATATACAGTGTTTATAATGATAACTGGGTAAAGTTTCCAAAGAAGATTACTGCTCAGCCAGATACATCTAACATTGAAGACAAGTATGAATACTTGCACAATGAAATTGACCAAGCGGTAGATAGCGGTGATCGTGAAACTATTGAGAGATTAAAGAAAAAAATTAAGAATATGCGCCAAAGTGGTCTTGATCGTGATGGCGAATATGGCGTTGATAATCTTGCATTTAAGTTGTTACGCAATGAAGGCGATATAGAAAAATTATATAAAGCTGGCACAGAAGCAACTGATACAGAATTAAGCCTTGATGAAGGCAATCAATTCACTGGCGCACTTGCTGCTGCTCGTGAAGCTGGTCATAGTGAGTTTACCGTTGGTGGTAAAACATTCAAAGTAAAAACTAATAAAAAATCCAATAAATAATTACGGAGTTAGATATGTTTACAGCAACCAATGCCAGAATCGCAAGTATAGACAGTTCAACAGTTGAAACTGAAATTGCCTTATTAAATCTTAATATTCTTAGTGCAGTTAATTCTGGTGGCGTGAATGTTACAGTAACACGCAGCACTAATACTCCTCTTAATGGAAATGTTGTTGTTGGAACTCCAATGACCCTTGATCCTAATTATTATAATGCTTGGCAAACAAGCGTATCCAATGTGTTGGCAAGTGGTTCAATGCAATCTGTATTAGATAACTTTGCTAGATTAGGTTATACCATTAGCCGAGTTTCTGCCGATGGTCAATATATTAACTGGCAAATTAGCTGGTAATTTTTTACTTGACAATATCCTAAATTATGTTATTCTTGAAGAATGGCAAATTCATATGTAACGCATAATCCACAATATGATTATAACGAAATCAAACGCAAAGAAACAGAGCATGGCAGACGCTATTTGACTCCCACTGGCGATATTGTGCCTAGTGTTACTACAATCTTAGATAAAACTAAACCAAAAGAAAAAGTTCAGGCACTGCATGAATGGCGCAAGCGAGTCGGTGCGGCAAAAGCACAAGCTATTACAACAGAAGCTGCTGGTCGTGGCACTTCTATGCACAAGCAGCTAGAAAACTGGCTTGAATTTGGTGAATTAAAAACAGGTGGCAATCTTGTTCACCAACAGCCAGCAAAGATGGCAGATATTATTATTGATGAATATCTTAAAGGACAGTTGCAAGAATACTGGGGAATGGAAACAGGATTATATTATCCTGAACTGTATGCTGGCACAACTGACCTTGTTGGGGTATATAATGGCAAACCATCTATCATAGATTATAAACAAACCAATAAACCAAAGAAAACTGAATGGATTCATGACTATTTCATTCAAGGTGCAGCATATGCCTCTGCTCATAATAAAGTATTTGGCACTGATATTTCGCAGATTGTTATCCTTATGTGTTCAAAGGATTGTGAACCACAGCGTTGGATTATCAATGGTGACGAATTTGATCACTGGACAGAAGCATGGTGGGATAGAGTTACAAAATTTTACTCTGAATAATTTTTTCCCATTGTTTTTTTGCGGCAGCAGATTTATTTGCAATAACTTCTGCCGAATAAATGCCAGTTTTTCCTTTATTCCACGGAGAACGGTTACTATTTGCATATGAAATTTTTGCTTTAGTTTCTTCTGATAAAATTTTTCCTTTGCTTGAATTAGCAATTTTTGTTTTTGTTTCTTCTGTATGAGTTATGCCTTTTCTTAATTTATTTAATTTACTTTTAGCCTCGTCCGATAAGAGTTTTCCTTTTTTTGAAGAACTAATTTTAGAACGAGTTTCTAAAGATGGTGTCCATCCACTTATTCCATCGCCGCCATCTGTTTTATTATGTAATATACCAGTGCCAATATCTTTGCGACCATACCACGCAATCATACGCCGTTCTATTGCTAATGCACCTATTTCAGTTAGATTATGTTCAAGAATTATAATTTTAGATTGATCTTTTGGAACCGATACATTATGTCTCGTATTCCAAGCTCTTTTATTTTTGCCTTTGCCAATATAATATGGAGTTCCATTTGATTTTCTTATATAAGCATATACATAATATCCGCTTGGCGGATTAGTGCTGGTAAATACCATTGCGCTGTGTTCCTCTTAAACATAGAGTAGGTGGGGCGGCAACCCGTGACCTACACTATTATTTAGTATTGCAAATAGCATTGCCATTTATACATAAATATCTCTAATAGTGAGAGATATGCATGTCAATCGTTCAAATCAGCCGTATACAACATCGTAGCGGATTATTAGAGAATCTACCCCAATTAGCTAAGGCAGAACTAGGTTATGTAGTAGACCAACGCCGTCTTTTTATCGGCAATGGTCTTGTTACAGACGGCGCTCCGCAAGCTGGTAATACTGAAATTCTTACTCAGTATAGTGATATTTTAAACCTAGCCAATCTTTATAATTTTAAAAATAGTGACGCAGGTTATAATCCACAAACTGGTAACGCAAAAGCACAGTTCAATGCTATTGCATACAATGGCACACTATATGTGGCAGTTGGCGGTAGTGGAAATATTTTAACAAGTAGCGATGGAGCAACTTGGACATCTACAATAAGTGGAACAACTAACAATCTTATTGATATTGCATATGGCGGCAGCACTTTTGTTGCAGTTGGTGCAAATGGCACCGTTATATATTCTACCGATGGTATCGTATGGAAACCAAGTGGAGCCGTATCCTATACCAATATTAATGCTGTTGCATATGCTAGCGGACAATTTGTTGCAGTAACGCTTCTTGGTGGAATTTATACAAGTTCTAATGGAGTTACATGGACTGCACAAAGCAGTGGCGTTAGTGTAAGTCTTAATGGTATTGCATATGGCGGCAGCACTTTTGTTGCAGTTGGGCATAATGGCATTGTAGTTACCAGTAGTGATGCGGTTACTTGGTCAAATCAAACAATTACATTCCAAGATTTGCTAAATGTTAGATATCTTGTTGACAGTTCTAGCAGCTTTGTTGCAACTGGCGCAAATAATAAAGTATTTTATAGTAGTGATGGCACTACTTGGTATCGTGGTCTTGTTGATGCATTTACTGCTGTTACTAACGATGGTACTAATGTGTATGCTATTACTAGTTGGGGCGATGTTTATAAGAATAGTGTTACCGCAAATACACTAACATATCTTACAACCATTGGCAGTGGTATACAAAACTTTACATACATTTATCATAATGGCGCTGGCTTGTTTACTGCGTTGACTGATAGTGGCGCAATTTATACTAGTGGTAATGGAACTGCATGGACTTTGCGCACAAGTGGCGTAACAACTAGATTAAATGGTGTATATTTTGATGGCACTACTTGGGTAGTAGTTGGTGATAGTGGTGTTATCTTAACTAGCACAAACGGAACAACATTTACTTCTCAGACTAGTGGAACATCTAATAATCTAAAAGCTGTTGTTAAGGGTGCCAATACAACTTGGATTGCAGTTGGATCAATTGGAACAGTAGTTACTAGCCCAAATACAACTGCTTGGACTTCACAAAGCAGTGGAACAACTTCTGGATTGAGAGATGTTACTGTTGCAAATTTAGGTGGCGGAACATACAAAGCTATTGCAGTTGGAACCAGTGGTATTGGTATTAGCAGTACAAATGCTTCATCATTTGCGACATGGACTAGTGCAATTAATAACTCTGCAACCGATCCAAGTAACAATACAGTAGCATTAAGCGATCTTAACAACATTCTGTACTTGACATTTACACCGCCTGGTGGAAGTCCTACTAGTATATGGATGATAGTTGGTGACCATGGCGTCCTTGCGATCAGTACAAATGGCACAACTTGGTTTACAAAAGCAACAAACACACTCAGTGATTTTACTAGTGTTACTTTTGTTGGAACATATTTCTTTGTTGTTGGCGATAATGCGCTAACATATCTAACAAGTCAAGATGATTCAACATATTCAGCATTAACTGTTTATTATGGGCCTAATCTTCTTTATCCAGACCTTAATGATGTTGCCACAAACGGCTCATATAATGTTATGGGTGGAGGATATGGTTATCTTTATTATTCTACCAATCAATTCAAATATTGGCAAAAAAGTAGTGCATCTTTAAATTATACAAGCGATGGCATGGGTTATCTTAACGGAAAATATTATGCTGTTGGTGCTAATGGACAGATTTCTTATAGTGCAAACGGAACTACATGGACAAGCCAAAGTTATAGTTTTGGTGGAACAACTACTCAGCGCACCATACAGCAGAAACTAGATGATTTTGTTAGTGTTAAAGATTTTGGTGCAAAAGGCGACGGCGTAACTGATGATACAGAAGCCATCAATCGTGCGATGTATGAAATATATTGCCGTGTTAACAGCTTTGCATCTCATAAGATACTTTATTTTCCTGCTGGAAATTATATTGTAAGTGGCAGCGTTAATGTCCCAAGTCATGCAAGACTGCGTGGTGAAGGCACATATAATACACAAATTACTCAGATAGCAAATCCTTATATCTATCCATATACTACTTGGGTAATGTATACTGCTGATAATTTGCAACAGATTCAAAATCAAATTGGTTTAAATGGTGCAAGCTTGCCAACTGATATTACTATTAGTGATATGACGCTACAAAGCCTTAATGATGGTATTATAATTGATAGCACAAGTCGTATTACTCTTGACAATGTGCGATTTAAAGGGCCATTTGCTTCTGTAAGTTCAGCAACAGATGCTAACAATGGCAGCATTACCGCTGGCATTAAATTGTTAGGTAAGACTTTAACATTTGCAAGTGATGTTAATGTTGTAGATTGCTTATTTGATGGATTTAATGCTGGCATATATGTTCCAAGTGGAAACTATACAAGCAACGGATTATTTGATAGCAACACATTCCAAAATCTTTATTATGGATTTTATCTAGCAGGAACTAGCGCAAAGGGTCTTACTCTAAGCAATAGTTATATGAACTTAATTTATGCAAATGGTGTGTATGCATCTAATTGCACTAACTTTGTAAGTTTAAACAATTACTTTTCAGATGTTGGTGACCATAATGGCGGTGTAGCAAATCCACAGGTAGAAGCCATCTATTGGGCAAGCACTGCAATTGGCTGTGCAAGTATTGGTGACACATTTGATAGAATTGATTATGATGTAATTACAGAAACAGTTAACACAGTTGAATGGGCATATGCAAACTATTTGCGTAGCGGAACGCTACAACAATATAGTGGCGATACTACTAGTTTAACTGCCAGTACAACTGCTGTTATTGGCAGTGGATATGATGGATTTGCTGGCAATACAACAATTCTTATGGATTATGGTATTCAAAGAAATAGTCAATTAAGAACTGGCACAGTTAAATTAAGCTTGACAAGCGGTGGAAGTTATAGTATAGATGATGACTATAATCAATCTGGTGATGTTGGTATAACATTCGGTTATAATGGAACTGACATAACTTATACATCAGATGGAAACGGAACAGGTCTTCTCAATTTTGCTATCAGGTATTTTGAACTCATCTAATTGGTTTACTAAACAGTCTACTGATAATATCCTTAAATGGCGCACCTTCCGCAAAAGCATAACTGAAAATCATATCAGTGCTGTTGCGGAAGCATGGGCTAAATGTCCTGTCATAGATTCATATCTAGAATTTGATGATCACAGGTTTTGGCCTGATCCTTGGACATTAATTAGCGATGGAATTTATTGCGATTCTGCACGAGCATTAGGAATATATTATACTTTATATTATACTTCTTATCCATTTCGTGATACAATGACTATTGAAGTTTATAGAGATAGAAAAAAACATGAATATCTTAATTTAGTCAGATGCGAAGGCGGATTATATACGCTCAATTATGAAGAAGGACAGGTTGTAAATAACCTCACGATTAGTTCTTCGGCAGAATTAATTAATCGCATAAACCACAAAAATTTACCAATTTGAAAGAGAAGAGAATGGCAATCAATGTTACAAAGCGTGATGGTCGCAAGGAACCATTAGATATTGAGAAATTACATAAAGTCGTATTCTGGGCAACAGAAAATATAAGTGGCGTAAGTGCCAGTGAATTAGAAATTAGAAGTCAAATTCAATTTTATAATAATATTAAAACCACCGAAGTTCAGGAAACTTTAATTAAGGCGGCTGCTGATCTTATTAGTGAGGAAGCGCCAAATTATCAATATGTTGCTGGTCGTCTTGTAAACTATCATCTTCGTAAAGAAGTGTATGATGATTATAAGCCACTTCCATTAATTGACATCATTAACAAAAATGTTGAAAGCGGTTTTTATGATCCTGCTTTGCTCACAGATTATACTGTTGACGAATGGGCGCAGATTGAAAAGTTTGTGGACCATGATCGCGATGCTACTCTTACCTATGTTGCTATGGAACAACTTCGTGGAAAGTATTTGGTGCAGAATCGTGTCACTGGACAGATAATGGAAACTCCACAGGTTGCTTATGCTCTTATTGCCGCAACCTTATTTGCCAAGTATCCACAAGAAACTCGTTTGAAGTATGTTCGTGATTATTATGATGCCATTTCTAAGCATGATATTTCTCTTCCAACTCCAATTATGGCAGGTCTTCGCACTCCACAGCGTCAGTTCTCATCATGTGTGTTGATTGAAACAGGTGACAGCCTAGACAGCATCAATGCCACATCCAGTGCTATTGTTAAGTATGTCTCACAAAAGGCTGGCATCGGCATTGGGGCAGGTTCTATCCGTGCTATCGGTTCTCCTATCCGCAAGGGTGATGCCTCTCACACAGGCTTAATTCCATTCTATAAGATGTTCCAAGCAGCAGTTAGATCATGCTCACAGGGCGGCGTTCGCAATGGTGCTGCTACCCTTTATTACCCGCTATGGCATTATGAAGTAGAAGATTTGTTGGTTCTCAAAAACAATAAGGGAACAGAAGATAACCGTATTCGCCAGATGGATTATGGTGTTCAGTTTAACAAACTTATGTACGAGCGTTTACTAAGCGGCGGAGATATTACTTGCTTCTCACCTAGTGATGTGCCAGGTCTTTATGATGCTTTCTTTGCTGACCAAGATAAGTTCAAGGAACTTTATGAAAAGGCAGAAAAGAATCCAAAGATTCGTAAGAAGACTTATAAAGCAATTGACCTATTCTCACAGTTCATGGAAGAACGCAAGAATACAGGTCGCATATATCTTATGAATGTTGACCATGCTAATACACATGGTGCTTTTATTGAAAGCAAAGCTGTCATCAAGCAAAGCAATTTGTGCGCTGAGATTGCGCTTCCTACAAAGCCATTGAATCATATCTTTGATGAAGAAGGTGAAATCTCACTTTGCACACTATCCGCAATCAATTGGGGCAATGTTAAAGAACCAAAAGACTTTGAAAAGATGTGCGACCTTGCCGTTCGTGGTCTTGATGCACTACTTGACTATCAAAACTATCCAGTCATTGCAGCACAGCTAAGCACAATGAATCGTCGTCCACTTGGTGTTGGTATTATTAACTTTGCTTACTTTCTTGCAAAGAATGATATGAGTTATAGTGATCCTCGTGCATTGGCACTCGTTGATGAGTATGCAGAAGCATGGAGTTATTATCTTATCAAGGCAAGTAACCAACTTGCTATTGAACGTGGTGCTGCACCAAAGAGCGATGAAACCAAGTATGGTTATGGTATTCTGCCTATTGATACATATAAGCGTGAAGTTGATGAACTTGTTCCACATGTGGAGCGCATGGATTGGGCATCACTTCGTGAAAGTTTAAAAGAACATGGTATCCGTAATAGTACACTTATGGCACTTATGCCAGCAGAAACTAGTGCACAGGTTGCCAATGCTACAAACGGCATTGAACCACCACGTAGCCTTATCTCTGTCAAGCAAAGCAAGCATGGCGTGTTAAAGCAAGTTGTGCCAGAGTTCCGCAAGTTAAAGAACAAGTATGAACTGCTATGGGACCAAAAGTCACCAGAAGGTTATTTGAAATTAGTTGCTGTTTTACAAAAGTATATTGACCAAAGTATTTCAACCAACACTTCATACAATCCAACATTCTATGAAGATGAAAAGATTCCAATGAGCGTTATGATTGGTCACTTACTGTTGTGCTACAAATATGGTATCAAAACCTTGTATTATTTTAATAATTTTGATGGCCAAGGTGAAATTGATATTTCTAAATTGGCACAAGAACAGCCACTGTCCGTTACATTTGCTACCCTTGATGACCAAGAGAACTGTGAAAGTTGCACAATTTAATAATTGACCAGAAGAAGTAGAGATGTATAAATAAGAGTGGAGAATTGTTATGCCAAACTCTGGTTTTATATACATCTGGACTAATAAAATAAACGGAATGAAGTATGTAGGAAAACGATGGGGAGACCCTTCGTCTTCCTACATTGGTTCTGGAAAGTATTTTAAACATGCTGTAAAAAAATATGGTTTAGAAAACTTTGAACGAAATATATTAGATATTTGTGAGACACGCACTTTGTTAAAACAAAGAGAAAAATATTGGTTAGATTTTTACCAAGCTGCAACCAGTAATGACTTTTATAATATAAGTCCAAACTCTGATGGCGGACATCACGGTGCAGATTATATTGGTGAAAAAAACCCAATGTATGGTAAAAAACACCCTAACCACAAGCCGCACTACGGTCAAGAAAATGGTATGTATGGAGTTGATAGAACTTATTCCGAAAATCCAAACTCAAAAAGTTATTTGATTATTGACAACGAAGGTAAAGAATGGCATACTAAATGCTTAAAAGAGTTTGTAGAAACGCACTTTAAAGAAAATACACAAAAAATATATCAAAGTTTGAAAGAACAAGCAATTCGTGGAACTTTTAAATCTGCGACAAAAGGACATTGTAAAGGTTGGAGAATAAAATATGACGACAGTTTTTAATGCTATGGACAAAAGCGATCACACTAAATCACTTGCGTTTCTGGACCCAAATGGTGGTGTTAGTATTCAAAGATATGATACCTTGAAATATCGTCAATTTGAAAAACTTACTGAAAAACAATTGTCGTTTTTTTGGTTGCCAACAGAAGTTGATATTCTTCGTGATGCCAAAGATTTTAAAGACTTAACGCCCAATGAACAACACATCTTTACGAGCAATCTAAAACGTCAAATACTACTTGATTCTGTGCAAGGTCGTGCGCCAGCAGTAGCGTTTGGTCCCATCTGTTCTCTACCAGAATTAGAAACTTGGATTACTACTTGGACATTTAGTGAAACTATTCATAGCCGCAGTTATACACACATCATTCGTAATGTGTATGCTAATCCATCAAAAGTATTTGATGAGATGATGGACATCCAAGAAATTGTTGATTGCGCTGGCGATATTACTGCACTATATGACAAACTTATTACTATGAATAATTTTTTTGCAGATAAAGAGCATCCCGAATATGCTCTTTATGAACATAAGAAGGCACTTTGGCTTGCCCTTATGAGTGTCAACATTCTCGAAGGTGTTCGCTTTTATGTGTCTTTTGCATGTAGCTGGGCATTTGCTGAATTGAAAAAGATGGAAGGCAATGCCAAGATTATTAAGTTGATTGCTCGTGATGAAAATCTGCATCTTGCTGGTACACAAACGCTATTAAAACTCTTGCCAAAAGACGATCCAGCATATGCCAAGATTGAAATAGAGTGTCGTGAAGATGCTATCAAGTTATTTGATGATGCAGTTAAGCAAGAAAAAGCATGGGCGCAGTATCTATTCAAGGATGGTTCTATGATTGGTTTGAACTATCAACTACTTGCTGAATATGTTGAGTTTATTGCTAATAAGCGTATGCAAGCAGTTGGTCTCGGTCAGCCATATCCTACAAAGAATAATCCGCTGCCTTGGACACAGAAGTGGATTGCTGGTGCAGAAGTTCAAGTTGCGCCACAAGAAACAGAAATCTCATCTTATGTTATTGGTGGCACCAAGCAAGATGTTGATAGCAATTCATTCAGTGGATTTAGTCTGTGAAGAAATGCAAGACTTGCAATTCTGAAAAAAAATATAATGAAAAACACGATGCTTATTATTGTGAAGCATGTGATATATGGTTGGAAAAAACATGTAATGATCCAGAATGTGATTATTGCGCCGACCGACCAGAAAAACCAAGTATGGTTAAAGATGAATAATCCATTTTTAAATACTGTAAAATGGATACACATTGAGTTATCATCAAGATGCAATGCATGGTGTCCGTCATGTCCAAGAAACGTCGATGGATTTAAATTAGTTGATGGGCTGATCGAACGAGACTTGTCTTTAGTAAGGCTTCGCGAAATAGTTGATACACTTCCTATGCTCAAAACTGTTCAAATATGCGGAAATTATGGCGATCCTATTGCAGCAAAAAATATATTAGAGGTTTTAGATTTTTTAATTTCTAAAAAATATTTTATTCATATCCATACAAATGGAAGTTTAAAAACCCAAGAATGGTGGGCCGAATTAGGTAATAAAATTAAAAATATTGAACATCTAGTTTTCTTTGCATTAGATGGTTTAGAAGATACACATGAGATTTATAGACAAGGAACAAATTATAATAAAATAATTGATAATGCAAATGCTTTTATTTCTAATGGTGGAAAAGCTGTATGGCAATTTATACCATTTGCACACAACGAACATCAAATAAAAGAAGCGTTTTTATTAAGTAAAAAATTAAAATTTCACAGTTTTAAAATTATAAAAAATCCACGTGTAAATTTAAATGCCAGACATTATAAAACTGGTAAATTATTAAATTTAAAACTATGGTCTAATTATGTGAAGTTTTCTGATAATTTAACAAATCATAGTGCTGTGGGAAAATCATGTATGCATTTAGAATATCCAAGTTTATATATCAATGCTGATGGTAGAATATCAACTTGTTGTTTTATTTCAGATATTGAATATACAAACGAAATGGATATAGAAACTGAATTAAAAACTAACTCACGGCCAGAGTGTAAAAAAAATTGTAATTTTTAAGGAGTAATATAAATGATTACATTATACACAAAAGACAACTGTCCATATTGCGATGGAGCAAAGCACCTACTCAAAAGTTGGGGTGAAGAATATACAGAAGTAGATATTAACGATGAAGGCATCCGTGATTGGCTTGTTGCAGAGGGACATAAGACTGTGCCACAGATTTATTATAATAACAAACTTTTAGTAGAAGGTGGTTATACAGGTCTAAGTAAACTGTCACTCAACGAATTACAGGAAAGAAAAAATGTTAATCTCTAAAACCGATAAGAATACCGTATACACATTTAAGACTGTCACTGGCGAAGAAATTATTAGTCGCGTAAGTGAAGAAAACGCAACTACCTATACTCTATTAAAGCCACTGGTTATGATTTCTACCCCACAAGGTGGGTTTGGATTAGCACCTGCAATTTTTAGTGTTGCACCCACTGATCCAGTAGTGTTAAATAAAAGAGCAATTGCGCTCTCTGGCAAAACAGAAAGTGATATTGCTACTCAGTATCTTGCCAAGACGACAGGACTGACACTGGCAACTGCTTAAAGGATAATCAATGCCAATTCCAACCAAGATAGGAAATTTTAATACAGGCGGTGGTGTTAATTTTATGGGTGATTTTACCGTTATTATTAACGGTAGACCCGCCGCTCGTATCGGTGATATGTATACATCTCATCCAGGTTTTGGACCAACGCCGCATCCACCAAATCCTATTATTACAGGTGCTCCAAGTATCATCGTAGGTGGAAGACCGCTTGGTTATCTTGGAGTTTTTGAAGCATTGGGTCACAATGCTATTCCGCATGAAAGCGATGTTTTGATAGGTCCGATCTAATGGCGTTAGGAAATTATGCTAATGGGACAGGAACAATTACTTCATTCACTGGCAACGCCAATGTGTTTGGCAGTGGAACTAGTTTTGTTACCCAACTAAAACCTGGTTCAGTAATTGGCAATGTTGGCAATGTCTTTGTAGGATATGTGAGTTATGTGTTTAGCAATACGAGTTTATTGCTAAATGCCAATGCAAACTTAGCATTATCTAATACAAGTTTTCATTATCGTGCAGTAACTCCAAATGCTTATACATACACTTATTATACTACTGGCAATATTACCAGTAACATTTATAGCAAAACAGTAACAGGCATTGGCACAAAATTTACAACAGATTTAAGTTATGGTAAACAACTTTGGGTTGCAAATTCTGGTATTGGTCCAAACTCATATGTTGGAACAGTTGAATTAGTTACAAGCGATACTAGTGTTTATATTAATGCAAACGCACAAGCTAACATTGCAAACTTACAATATTATACAACGCCAGTAACTTTTGCTACTACCACCTATGGTCCTGGACAAGCATTTAATGAACCTAATCTTTTTGCTGGTCTATCATTAATCAATACTCAATTATTCAATTGGACTCGCAGTGGATTACTTGCAAATGTTAGTATAGTTAATAACTATCATCCGCCAATTCAAGATAGTGTAACTGGTGTGCTAGTTAATCTGCCTGCAAGTATCTATACAAGAACTGGCAATCTTGCTAATGCTAACACTTATTATTCTATTGGAAGTTCAATTCGTGCAGCATTTGCAGATTATATAATTCAAGATTTTGATACAAATCAAAGCGCACTTGGAACAGATTTAAGTTATGTTCATGATAGTTTGCATAACAGCGATGAATTAAAATCTGCTGTATTAAATACTCCTCCGCAACTTTATATTCCGCCAGTAGATTTAATACCACCGACTGCTGCTGATTCTGCAACAAAATTTGTTGGTGGCAATGCTATTCCACGAGTTACTGATGATTACAAAACTGCTTTTCAGTATTTCAGTGCGAATAGTCCATTAAAACAACTTCAAGATAATCCTGATACTAATTTAGCAATTAATCAAAATGATAGTTTACGCCCGCAACCTATTGCTCTTAAAAAATTGGTATCAACAGGTGCTCCTATTTCAATACCAGGTTTGTTGAACGCTCTCGCAGATACATATTATCCAAATGGTGTCGCATGGACACCACCAACATTCCATAAAACAAATGTGAGATAACAATGGCAACACTTAAAGACCCAACACTTACTACTAGCTTTATTGCCAGTCAAGAAAATTTCCGAGGCACTGCATATTATGATGTTAATGGTTATGCTATTGGCTATGGCAACCACTATTATGCTGATGGAACTCCTGTTCAACCTGGTGATACAATAAATCAAACCGATGCGCAAGGTCTTTTACAAACATCAGTGAATAACACCTATGCTGCTGGAATTGCCAATCGCATTGGCGAACCAGCATGGGATAATATGACTCCTGAGCAGCAAGCAGCCTATGTTGATGCTGCTTATAATTATGGTCCTAATAGTTCATGTTTGGCTGATCCTGTTGCTGCTGCTCAAAGCGGCGACAGTCAAGCAATGTCTGATCAACTTGGTAGTTTAAGTTCAAATCCAGGTCGTCGTGCTGATGAAGCCGCGCTGATTAATGGTACATATAACGGACAAGTTTCAAAAGGTGGACCAAGTGCAAATTTACCTAAGAACGCAAAAGGTGCAGCACCTGGCACTGGCGCAGGTTGCGCTGGCGCTGGCCTTGGCATTTTAAGTGCCATTGCAGGCGCTGGATTGTTTAGTGGACTGGGATTAGGATTAAATGGTGCACTTGGTGCGTTAACTGGTGCACTTGGCGCAACTGGACTTACTGGTGCAATGAGTGGAGCATTGTCTGCGGCAACTGGCGCACTTACTGGCGGATTAGCAGGAGCATTAGGTCAAATTACTGGTCCATTAAATCAGCTTACCAGTGGCGCGATGGGCGCTTTAAGTTCTATTGGCAGTGGTATTCTTCCTAGTCTTACAGGCGTTCTGCCAAGCAGTCTTACTAATATTGTAGGCGGAGCACTTAACGGTGCGGTTGGTGGATTGATTGGTCCACTTGAAGGTGTGTTACAAAATCCATTAAATCTTCCTAATGCAATTCAACAATTTGGTGCGGCTGGCGGATTAACTGGCATGATTAACAATGTTGCCAACAATATGATTGGCAGTGCCGCATATGGCGGCACTAGTGCATTTATGCAGCAGATTGGATTAACCAATGCGTATAGTGGTATTGCAAATAATGTGGTCGGCGCTGCCGCAGAAGCTGCTGGTCTTGCATTTGGTGCAAATAGCCCAGGCGGAATTGGCGCAAATTTCTTAAACAATAATGGCATTGTTAGCTTCGGTATGAGTGCATTAACTAGCAATCTGCCAGCAGCAGCAAGTAACCTATCAAATCTTGGAACATTTTCAACTAGTAATCTGCTGCGTTTACAGCAACCAAGTAATGTTGCTAATCAAATTGTTGCGGCTGGCCTTGGCATTGCAACAGGATTAACTCAGCAACTTGTTTTAAACAATATTCCAATTGCTGGCATTGATAATCCTCTACATGATACAAAAGTAAATCAAATTCTAACTAATATTACTGACCCTGCGGCACTCGGTGCTGTTAGCAGTAAATTTAATATTAGTGTTCCGTTGAGCAATTTAGGACAATTGACTGATTTTAATCATATGTGTCCAGATTTAGCAGCGACTAGCCCAAGTAAATCATTTAAAGATTTAGGTCAACATTTTATTAGTCTTGGTATTACAAAATCAAAAACATTCCAAGAAATTGGCACAGCAATTAGTAAAACAGATGCTGGTCTTGACTTGAATCATTTAAGTCAAATGAGCACACCAATGTATAAACCCGCAGTAGATAAACTTTATCAAACTTGGGGATTTGGCGGTGGCAGCATTGGTGAATTAACAATGGCTGATTATATTGGAACGCCCGCTGGTTATGTTCACAATGACACGCTGCCAATTATCATTGCAGCAAATAATGATTTGATGAATACAACACAAGGTCAAGCAGTAAACGCGCTAGTTGTTCAACTACAAAAACTTCTTACAGGTGGCTATCATGTTCCTGGCAATGCTGGCGGTGGTGGTCAACCTGCAAGTGCTGATAGCATTGTTATCAATGGCGTTACATATACCACATTAGATAGTGCTGTATTGGCATTGGTTGCACAGATTGAAACTGCTCTTCAAGCAGTAAAAGGTATAACTGATCCTGCTATTCAGGCAGCAATCCAAGCTTGCGAACAAGCACATGCTGCAAGTTGTGCACAAATCTTAAAAGAAAATCATCATATTACTAACTTCGGTGTTAATTTATTTGAACCATACAATAGCAATAACCCAGTTAGTGCGTATGTATTTGCTGATAGCTTACCTTATCATGGTCAACAAAATAACTATGGTCAAATTGGCGATTACTTAGAACGAGTTGCAAGTGATAACATTTATGGCGATGCTATTAAGGGCGCAATGCGTATGGGACGTAATGCTGCTGCGCTAGAACCACTTGGCGTTAATGTAGAACGCTTCAAGCTTCCTCATAGTCAGTATTATCGCGATCCTGGTTCTTTTTATGTTGCAGCATATACTGGCAATTTGCCAATTGTTCCTGAAAATCTTGCAGATCAATATATTCCACAAACTCCACAAGATATCTATGTTGATACTCGCAACACTGTTCTCATAGATGCTGGATTTGATCCAAGCAAGATGTTGCCAGCACAGGCTGATGAAACCTATTATGATTTACAATGGAATGGTACCAATCCACAAGTTCGTCAAAATATTGGCATGAATATGTTGAAGCAAGCTGTTGATAGTAATATTATTGTTGTTGGTAATCAGGCTTATATTATTGGACTAGATCGTACACAGATACCATTTGCTGAAATAAATGAAAAGGGATTAGTATTAACTAATAATGATACATTTGTTGCAACCCTGATGAGTATTCTTACTAAAATGCTTTATGGTGACATTGGAACAACAAAGTATGATAATCCATTTAGCACAGATCAAATGGTATATGGTGTGTTAGAAATGCTATCACAAATTACTCCATCTAATATTGATGCGTTGGGTTCAACCCTATTAGGCAGCATTAGTCTGAGCGGATTGTTGGGCAAATTTAGCGCAGTATTCAACCAGTTGATGCAAGTCTCTAACACTTCTATGGATCGTAATATTACGGCTCCTTGGGGTGGCAGTGGACCAGATGGGCAAACAACCACAATTACCCGAAAATAACCCTTGACATAACTCTTTCCCTATGCTATAAATAATATACTATTGTTGATAGCAACTAATAGGCGGGCAAGACGAGGCTTCGACTGCCTCCTGGTCCACCATAGATACATTGGTTTCCATAGTCGGAACAAATATGGTGTAATAGGTTTTTCCGAACACCCGATGTATCTTTGATGGGCCAGCAAGGGATCGATTGACGTTGAAAGGGTTGAAGTAGATAGTAGGTTGGTTGCTTTATAGACCAAAAAAAGTAAATGCAGCGAATGATAACGCTCCATTTGAAATGCGCCTAGCGGCGTAATTTCTTGGGTTGGCAACTTACCTCGAAACAGAAAAGTTGCACTTTTTTATTGAGGGCGATGAATAAATTTTTATTATCTTTGGCACTTATTACAACGGTGAGTTATCCTGTTGCAGCCAAAGCCCCAAAGCCCCAACTACCTGTTTATATTGAATCTCCAAGTGAGTGTGTTGCCCAAGCCATTAAAAATGAGGCTGGTGGCGAAGACTATGCGGGACAAGTTGCTATTGCATGGGTAATTCGCAATAGATTAGAAAGCGGCAAATTTCCTAAGTCACCATGCAAAATTGTTTATGAAAAGCGCGGTGGCGAATGTCAGTTTACTTTTATTTGTTTTCCATTCACGCCTATTGACCAAGATAAAAATCGTGGAGATTTTTACAGCATTGCAATGATGGTGCTATATTCAACCTATATGATTGATCCAACCAATGGTGCACTATACTTTAATAATAAACCTTTTAAGAACAAACAGTTCAAGTTTATTAAAAAGATAGGACACCACTGGTTTTATACTGATGCAAATTAATTAATGCTTTGACCAGTATCACGAATATTGGTCAATTTTTCTATATAATGGTCCATTCCATGATCATAAATTCCATCAAACAATTGACCTTTACTCCATGCGCGTTTGCGAGCACGAAGCATATCTTTCCAACGCTGCCAACGACTTAGTGGACGAATATTGCCATAGAAGTTGATATAGCATAGTTGACCATGATGCTTGAATAGCAACACTGGCGGTGGCACATGCGTAACCATATCATTGCAGTTTACAAAGCGATAATGCTCTGTTTTAATATCCGAAACATAATCAGCATTGCCAAGTCGTGGTTGTCCAAAGGTCATAAGTTTTGTTGGTGGATAACCAGCAAATTCTAGTTCTTGGGTGATATAAAGTGCCATTGCAGCACCAAGACTGTGACCAGTAACATATATATCTTTACCCTTATTCTTCGCTGCCCAATCTAATACTTGGTCAAGAATTTTTCTTGCTTCACGACGAAAACCTTCGTGAACCCATCCCTTACCATGACGCTTTGGAATAGTATCAAGGTCGGCAAGTAAATCATTTGGCTCAGTAGGCTGTGTTCCGCGACAAGCGACGATAACTTCTTTATCACTTGCAGCAACATGGCCTTGTGCGCCTTCATTGTCTAAAAATTTATATTTTGTAAATCCAAGAGCAGCATAAATGGCTTTATTGTCATCTTGATAGGCTGCACTTGCTAATTCTGCCATTGTTACGGCCAATTCAGGTATGCTTAGGTCTTTTAACATTATTGATCCCCTGTTAGATTAATATTTATTTTAATATTGCTCTATGAAGCTTCGTGTGGTAGATTAAATATCACGGAGCGTTTTTATGACTGATCAACCCAAACCAAACCTTGAACAAGATTTGTTTGATAGCCAATATATTCGTGATAAAGCACGAAATAACGATATCTATTGTCAGCATCTTTATGCTACGCTCTGTAATAATGAATTTATTAAGGCAGAAGTTCTATCAATTTTAGCAGCAGAACAATGGTCTTGCTCTTGGCGTCATGCGGGCGGTATTGCTGCTGGTTTATATGATGGTTCTTTTAGTGGCGATTATATGCGTTATTATACAGCAAGTTTTGTTGATGATGCCAGTTATATTTCCGAAGGTATGATTGACGAAGAAGTGCGTGAAGATTTAAAGAAAATCGGTTGGTATCTGGTAGAAAACAAGGTAAATATATAATGTTCTTAAACATTTTAGCACTCCTAAGTGCCATTAGTATTAGTGGCGTAGCTGCATATTATAGTATTGCTGGTCTCACTGCCATATTCAGTGGCGCAGTTATCCCTATTATCATTATGGGCGGTGTGTTAGAGTTTGGTAAGATTATTACCACAGTATGGTTGCATCAAAATTGGAACCGTGTAAACTTTATTGTTAAATGGTATCTTGCCATTGCTGTTATTGTGTTGATGTTTGTTACATCTATGGGAATCTTTGGATTTCTTAGCCGTGCACATATTGAAACTACAAGCAGCGTAGGCGATAATACACTTCTTATTGAGCAGATTGATCAAAACATTGCAGTTGAGCAACAACGCATTAAAGATAATCAAGCTGTTATCAAGCAGATGGATGATGCAGTTAATGGATTGCTAAGCGGCAGTGCATCTAATGCTACAAAAGATAATAATCGTACAGCTACATTGGCTACGCAAGCAACTAAATTGCGCGATAGTCAAAAGAAAGATCGTGAAGCAGCTAACAAGACTATTGATGATACCAATGCTCGTATCCAAGACTTGAATAGTCAAAAGTTAAAACTTAATCAGGCACAATTAAAAGTTGAAGCCGAAGTTGGACCAATTAAATATATTGCACAATTAATATATGGAGATAATGTTGACAAGTCTTTACTTGAACGAGCAGTTCGTTGGGTTATTATTTTTATCGTTGCTGTCTTTGATCCTCTTGCGGTCTCTTTGGTTCTCGGTGCAACAATGGGTATCAGTGGTAGTCGGCGCGAGCAAGATGAACAAACAGACGAAATTGTAAAAGAAGTTATTGTAGAAGTTCCAGTTGAAAAGATTGTAACCGTATATAATAATGATGCTATTATTCGCGCAGAAGCCCTTCAAGAAGAAGTAGAAGAACTGCGTAACCGTGAACCAGAAGTGATTGAACGAGTTATCACGCAAGCTGTTCCTATCTATCGTGATAATATCATTGAAAAGATTGTTGAAGTTCCAACAGTAACTACTCTTGAAAAGATTGTTGAGGTTCCCGTTGAAACTATTGTTGAACGAGTGGTAGAAGTTCCTGTTGAAATTATTCATGAAGTTGAAAAGATTGTAGACAATACAGACAGCAAAACATTGATGGATTTGACAGTTGCATTAGATCAATTGCTTAAAGAAATAGATGTCAAGAACCGTGAGATTCATCAGCTTAAAGCTGAACGAGAAATGTTCCGTGAAGAAGCCGAAGGAATTGATGCTCGTTCATATTTGCTTGATATAGACACAGATATTATCGGTCGTCAATTTCCAACTAATCCTTACAATGGACAGTTGTTTATTATGAACACTCAACCAAATAACCTATATAAATGGAATGGTACAGAGTGGATTGTTGTTGACAAACAACAAAATACTAGCTATACTGAGAATATAAATTGGAAGCACTGGCAGTTAGGTAGAATGCAACGCAAAGAAGTTGAATACGAAGAAATGACACCTGCTGAACAAAGTGCGATTGATAGCTTAGGTCAATGAACGATAGTCGTATTGTAACTGCACCAGATATGGACTTGGACACGAGGTTCAAGGTTCTACTTGTTGATGTTGAATGGAGCGATATTGAACGCCTCAGCACAACTATCAATGATCTTGGTATAGATATTACCTTATTTTTATATGGTAGCAAAGATGAAGATGATGCATGGTGTATTAATGCTAATAAACATGCTTATGCTACCTTAATTAATTCCCGTTTTAGCGGCAACAAAGAACTTCTTAAAGGTTGGTTGCTTGCACAAAAGAATTGTTGGGCATTAGGCTCCAACAAGATTGCCGAATATTGTCATAAGCAAACTTTTGACATATATACTTGGCTAATTCAACAACATACAAATTATATCAAAGAGGATGATAATGTCACATAGACCAGAAATTGAGAATGTTAAACAGCGTGGATTTTTTGTAGAAGTTCACAATAACGATGTCAACAAGGCACTTCGTAAGATGAAGAAGATGCTTCAACAGGATGGCATCTTCCAAACTCTTCGTGAGCGTGAACGCTTTGAGCAGCCAAGCATGGTTCGCAAGAAGGCAAAGGCTCGTGCAGCCAAGCGTTGGCAGAAGAAGTTGAAAGAACTTCGCAATAGCGGCATCGCTCGTTAATCAATAGGTGAAAAATGCGTATTATCAATGATACCAAGTTGGATTTCTCCGACGTTTTAATCTTGCCTAAACGGTCTACTCTCACAAGTCGTGAAGAAGTTTCATTAGAAAGAACATTCAAGTTTAGAAACAGTGGTGCATCTTGGACTGGCGTAGGAATTATGGCGGCGAATATGGATGGCGTTGGAACATTTGAAATGGCGGAGAAACTTGCCACTTACAAGATGTTTACATGCTTACGTAAGAATTATACAACAGAAGACCTTATCCTATGGATTGGTCGCACTGGCTATGCAATACAAGACTATTGGGCTTATGGTCTTGGCATTAAACAAGAAGAATACGAAAATTTCAAACTTGTTAAAAGAATGTTGCCAAAGGATAATATCAAGTTTGTTTGTATTGATGTTGCCAATGGTTATACAGAACGATTTGTAGAGTTTGTTAAAAAATTCCGTAGTGAAAATCCTGACCTAATTATCATTGCTGGCAATGTTGTAACAGGTGAAATGACAGAGGAGTTGTTACTTGCAGGAGCAGATATTATTAAAGTTGGTATTGGTCCTGGTAGTGTCTGTACTACTCGTCTCAAAACGGGTGTTGGTTATCCACAGCTTAGTGCTATTATTGAGTGTGCTGATGCTGCTCATGGGCTTGGTGGACATATCATTAGCGATGGGGGTTGCGTTTGTCCTGGCGATGTGTCTAAGGCTTTTGGGGCTGGCGCAGACTTCGTAATGATTGGTGGACTTTTTGCGGGCCACGATCAAGGTGGTGGTAGCATCATATCCCAAACTACTCGCAGTAACCAAGTATGGATACAAGATGATGGCACTCCTGATGATATCTTTACTACCAAGCAGTTTGTTAAATTTTATGGTATGAGTTCAAAATCTGCCAATGAAAAGCATAGCGGTGGGTTGAAATCCTATCGTGCAGCAGAAGGCAAAGAAGTTGCTGTGCCATATCGTGGCGATGTTAGTGAAACTGTTCAGGATATTCTTGGCGGTATAAGAAGCACTCTAACTTATACGGGCAGCAAGTCACTAAAAGAACTATCTAAACGCACAAC